CTGTCAAGGGTAAGTTAAAGTATGTAGCGTTTAATTACCAACGTAGACTAATTGACAGTTATCATAATCATAGATTTAATGTAAATCTATTGCCACGCCAAACAGGAAAGACAACTACAGCAGCAGGATATTTGCTATGGTTTGCCATGTTTATACCTGACAGTACTATTCTTGTAGCAGCACACAAATATACTGGTGCTCAAGAAATTATGCAACGTATTCGATATGCATACGAACTATGTCCTAATCATGTTAGATGCGGAGTAACTAGTTATAATAAACAAAGTATAGAATTTGATAATGGTAGTCGTATAGTGGCACAAACTACTACACCAACAACAGGTCGTGGTATGTCATTGTCACTATTATACGCAGACGAGTTTGCATTCGTTGAACCAAATATTGCCACTGAATTCTGGACCAGTATTTCACCTACACTAGCCACAGGTGGTAAAGCTATTATCACAAGTACCCCTAATAGTGATGAAGATCAATTTGCACAAATTTGGAAAGAAGCTAATTATAAATTTGATGAATTTGGCAATGACTCTGATGTAGGTAAAAACGGATTCTTTCCATTTAGAGCATACTGGAGCGAGCATCCGGAGAGAGATGAAAAATGGGCAAATACTGAACGTAGCCGTATTGGAGAAGAACGTTTCAGACGTGAGCATGATTGTGAATTCTTAATATTTGATGAAACATTGATTAATAGTATCACGCTGGCCGCGATGACAGGTGATGAACCTAAAGTACGAATGGGACAAACACGTTGGTATAAGAAAGTTAATCCAATGAATACATATCTAGTAGCACTAGATCCTAGCCTAGGTACAGGTGGCGACCCTGCTGCTATACAAATTATTGAAATTCCAAATATGGAACAAGTTGCAGAATGGCAGCATAATCTAACTACTATACAAGGACAAGTAAGAATTTTACGAGATTTATGTAATTTTATTAACGATGAATGTGCAGCAAAGGGAGTACAATCTAGTATATATTACAGCGTTGAAAATAATACAATAGGTGAAGCAGCACTAGTATCTATTGAGGAGATTGGGGAAGAAAGCATTCCTGGATTATTTTTAAGTGAACCAATTAAAAAAGGACATGTTCGACGTTTCCGCAAGGGGTTTAATACTACTAACTCTAGCAAAATTAACGCATGTGCCAAACTAAAGCACATGGTAGAAAGTGACAGAATGCGTATACATTCTAAACCTTTGATCAGCGAACTTAAAACATTCATTGCAAAAGGTACTAGTTTTGAAGCAAAAGTAGGCGCACATGACGATCTAGTTAGTGGCATGTTATTAGCTATACGTATGGCGTTAGTGCTGCAAGAATGGGATCCTGCAATTTATGATAAAATGCGTGAAGAACGCGAAGATGAATTCCTTATGCCCATGCCAATCTATATTTCAAATTACTAATAAATAACTTATATGAAAGCCATACAACTAATATCTCAAGATTTATTTGACAAAGTACGCAGCCGTTTTCAGAATTTAGAAATGGGCGACGAAACAGGTGCGGTTACTATTGACCCAGCAGAAGCAAGATTCTTTGATTTTGACTTTATTAATGAAGGTGTTAATCTAGGAAGAGTTAGCATTAGTTTAAATGATGCAGGAAGTTTAAAAGTTTACTACAGTCAGGGCATTACTGAAAATCAAGATGACCTTGCTAGAAAAATGTGGTACAGTTTTCTTAAAGAAATGCGACTATTTTCAATGAGAAGATTGCTAAGATTTGACACAAGAGATATTGCAAAAACTCATCTCGACAAAAATGATTTTCAACATTTGGCCGCAACACAAGGCCCTAAGGAAGAACCAGATATGAACGAAAATAAAAAAACTAAAAACAATAGACAAGCAGGCGCTATTAACGAAAATGATCCTTTAAACAAATTCCGTCAGCGTGTTCAAAGTCAAGGTTTTACTGATAGCCCGGAAGAAAGAAATGCCGATCGTTTAGAACGCAAACGCCGTCATAATGAGAAATTAGATAAAATGCACGCCGACTTTATGGGCCGCAGCAATGCTGACGGTACTAATATTGGTCAAAATCGATATGACCGCGAAGCCGACCACGCATCCCAACAAAGAATGAATCGTGATGAATATGATACACAGCGCCGCAAAGACGATGACGAGGATACTAGAAAAACATTTGACATGATGCGCGACAGACTTAATAGAATGCAATACAGTAATCAACGTAATGTGGATCCAGAACAATTAGCAGCCATTTCTAATATCAAATACGAACCTAGAAAGAAAACTGAAGGAAGCGGCCAAGCCAAGACTGATGACAAGTTATTGGCATACTATGCAAAACTCAAAGCAGAAAAAGAAAAACAAAAACAACAAGGTGTAACGAGTGATGAACAGACAATGAACGAAACTAAAAAAATTAAAAAAGAAGACAATTCAGAGTCCGAAAAAGATTTCAAGGCTCGCCAAGAAAGATTAGCCGCAGCGGCCGCACAAACTGCAAAAGATCCAGAAAGATTAAAAAGAATGATGAAAATTCCTGGATACGCTGCTGCAATGGGGTTGGCTAAAGATACAACTACTAAAGAAGAAGTGCAAGGTGTGGCGGAAAACCCAGGCCGTGAGATGACAAATACCCCACGTGATCGTTTGATATCAAGAATGAGTCCTAGTGTTGATAATGATGCATTATTGCAAAAAGTTGGAAAAGTAGTCAACAGTCCAGAATTTGATAGTGACAAAATTTTAAAAATTGTAGATGCTGGAGATACCATGACACATCCTGTTGGACGTTATATCCAAAAAGAATTTGATGAACTACAATATGATTTAGGTAGAGAATATGAAGATTATCCAGAAAGAGTTGCCGAAAAACTCCTATCAATGTTACAAGATAGAACACAGCAGGGCCTGCAAGAATCACGATGGAACCATAAGAGTTCTAGCAAAACTAGCCGTGCTGTACAAGGCAAGACAGAAGTTGTTGTACGTCATGTAAACAAAGTAGCAGAAACATATCCGGGTGCTCGAAGCCAAACTAAAAACATTAAAGCAATTTTTATTCAAAATAGGGACGGCGAACGTTTCAAGTATCCATTTATACATACAGCAGGTGCATTTGCAATGGCACAACATATTGATCACGGCGGTGTTCCACATGATCCAGCAGGCAAAGCAATTATTAAAATGAGTGAGAATATTTCACAATTAGGCGAATTCCAACGACATATACAACGTAGTTCCTTGCACGACGATGCACACGGAATTGCAGAACGAGCCATAGGCCACATGAACGAACTTAAAGCAAAAATAGCAGCAATAGGAAAACGTCATCATTACCAAGCATGGAAAGAGGATTTCGATAATTCAGGCATGGAGCCACCAACAGACGAAATGGTCCTTGATGCAGTAACATTAGAAGATTATAAAAACAAATTTACACAAACAAATTTCCAAGAAGAATTAGCTGGATTCTTTCCACTACTACATAGCATCATGCGTGAGGCTAATACCGTTGACCTTGAAGATTATGTAGCAGAAAAAAGTGTTGTAGAAGGCTCACACGAAGATGATGTTGCAAGATTAGCCGCATATAATGAAAAAATGGCTGGTGAAAATCCACCAATTGAATTAGGTCTACGAGAAGTAGGCAACTGGGCAAAAGTTGGTCACTATGGCGATCCTATCAAAACAGCCTGGCTTAATATAGCAAAATACGGAATTAGAAACAATAGATTCAATAATTCAGTTGAAAAGACCATGGACTTTATATCTAATATTCCTGATATGGATCCTGAAGAATTATATGACATTTATAATCTTGATGAGTCTGATGCAAATAATTTATATAATTCATATGAAACAGTCTACGACCAATGGGATGCAAGCCAAAGTATGGAAGAAGCCACTGCTCTTGACCGTTTAAAAGCCGCAGGAGGCCCTAGAGCTGCTCAAAACTTACCTGCTAAAAACGATCCACCATTTGAACCAGATGAAAAATCTAATTTTAGCAAACCAAACAATCCAAATCGTACAGGCATGGACTCTGCTCGAGCATTGGCACAACGTGGAATGTCTCCAGCAGAAAGTATCAACGCTTTTGAAGAATGGGCCGACGCAACAGAAAAAGGCACACTTACACCTGACCAACTTAATAATTTAAAAGCAGCAATTGAAGCATTACCACAAGGCGAGCAAGGACCAGAATTAGATTCCACAGCAGCAGATGCATTCTTTAGTAATCCTGATTTAGGTCTAGAAGAATTACCAAATTTTGATGAATTTAAAACATCATTACACGACGAACAAGGCAGAGATGAAGAAATTCGAGCAACTCCTCTTCAATTATTTCAAGCATGGGCAACAGAAAATAATCCAGCATTGTTAGCAGCATTAGGTATGGAGGGAGACGAAGCACCTCCGGCTGCACCTCCGGCTGCACCTCCGGCTGCACCGGCTGCACCTGAACAACCAGTAGCAGAAGGTAGTAAGGGCAGTATGGTACAAGAAGTAGCTAAGATTGTTAAAAGTTTTTATAATGCATCTAATGAATCCGTGGGCCCATTTCGTGGAGAAGAGGGTATTGTTATTGATGTAGAAAAACAAATTAGTGAAAAGTTTGGCGAGAAAGCTGGCAAGCAAGCAGGCGAAATGGCAAGAACATTCATGGAAAAATTAACACAGCAATGGCATCAAAAGCATGGCAAAGTTGCTAACGGTCACCAAGACGATGGATTAGCAAGAATGATGGAACTAGTAGGCAATATTAAACAAAAAGTAGAAGGTATGGGACAAAATGAAGATGGTCCAAAGCCCAGCGAAGTACCGGCATGGAAACGTAAAGAACAAGGTAAGGCACCATTAACTACTCAAGATTTAGATAACGAACGAAATCAAAGTAGAACAACTCAGAAAGGTTTAGATGCACACGCAGCCAAAATGGGCGAAGGCGAAGGAGATTTTAGTCAAGCAATTGGTAATCTAAACGGTTGGTATGAAGTTGATTCAAATAACCCTAACTTAAAAAAATACAAATTTGATGATCAAGAAGATGAATATTATGCCGATGGTACAGTTTTACAAGATTTAAAAACTGGTAAAATTAAAATAGAATTTAACGATAAAGCGGGCGAGTACGGTGGAAATAGTATCAACAATACTTTTAATTCTATCGGTGATGCTATGGACGCCCTTGGAACTATAACAACACAACGGAATTATAATAACGGCAAAGCACCCACACACGATACACTTGCAAATAGAAATGTAGCGGGCCCAGACGATATATACAAAACAGATAGGGCCGGTAAAAAAGGCACACTAACAAAAAGCCGTATGGACACAATGAAGGGATCAAGCCAGTATCGAATGAATACTGGACCAAAAGGACCTTTACCAGAAATGGCTGATATTTTAAGGCTAGCAGGAATTGGTAAAAAATAATTGGCAAAAATAAGCAGCCATTGAGGTTGCGATGATAAATAAAACTGTGTATAGTTAACGCTATGCACAGTTTTTCTTTTAGTCAGTTGGCTTTAAGAAAGCGGCATAATACATTTTATAAAGGCAAAACATTATGGCAACTTTAGCAGAAATTCGCGCAAAACTTCAAGCATCATCTCAACAAAACGGCGGAGGCGCATCCGGCGGAGACAACGCAATTTACCCTCATTGGAATATCGCAGAAGGACAAACCGCAACGGTTCGTTTCCTGCCCGATGGTGATTCGAGCAATACTTTTTTCTGGATTGAACGTGCAATGATTAAATTGCCTTTCGCCGGTATTAAAGGTGAAACAAATTCCAAACCTATTACTGTACAAGTTCCTTGTATGGAAATGTGGGGCGAAACATGTCCAGTATTGACAGAAGTGCGTCCATGGTTCAAAGATAAATCTTTGGAAGAAATGGGCCGTAAGTACTGGAAAAAGAAATCTTACTTGTTCCAAGGATTTGTTGTTGATAGCAAATATCAAGAAGAAGGCAAGACACCTGAGAACCCAATTCGTCGATTTATTATCGGTAGTCAAATTTTTAACATTGTTAAGAACGCTTTGATGGATAGTGAAATTGAAGAAATGCCCACTGACTTTGTTCGTGGTTTGGATTTCAAGATTGCTAAAACAAGCAAAGGTGGTTATGCTGATTACTCTACTAGCACTTGGTCACGTCGTGAACGTGCATTGAGCGAAGTAGAAAATGC